TAAGTTATTGATTTATATACACTTTTTGGAAGTGATGAAAAATTCAATATAATCATACATAAAACGAGTGAAAAATGAGCGTTTTGTTGATGTTTTCAGAAATGGTATATAAATCAATAACTTAGGGAAGTCATATTTCTTCTACTAAAAAGTGAGAGACTATATAATGGCATATGTGTCTCCCTAAGTTATTGATTGGTAAAGGGAAAAAGTGAGAGACTAAGGGTATTTTATTATGTGTTGTTGGTGCTTATCTCTTCTCTCTGTCTACTTTAATCAGACGCGGGACTTTTTCTTAGACGCAAGAGAAGAGTAGAGTTTAAGCTATGCCACCTTGTCTTAAGGTCGAGGAGTTTAGTTCTGCAACTATTTCAATGTCATCAAGTTTCGCTGCCGATTGAAGAATTTCATCTTGACCTGATTGTACAGTAAAGAGCGATCCAAATGAATTTACCGCATAGACTGGAACAAGAACTACAGATGATATTTCAGTTGGTAGGCGTTGATGTATTAAGCCAAAAAGTTCAGTTGCGTAAAAGCTTTCACCAAAATCCCAGTTCCTGATAGAGAAGTAATTATTTATTACAGCTAAAATTTCAGTTCTAATGCGTTCATTAGTTAGAGTTGCTGTTCCTGCTCTGATCACTTTGAATTTTGCTCTAAGTTGAGGTTCAGCTAATGAACCGAAGAGTAGTTTAATTTTACCTGGGTGTAGAACAACAGTATCTGATAGCATTTTATTTTCAAGTAAGTAGCTATACTGATTACGTAATTCTAGTGGTGTAGGAGGATTTGGTAAAAAGTTAATTTTTCCTTGTAAAAAGTTCGAGATAGAAGTGTAGTATCCTTGAGTTAGTAGATAGGTATCGTGAATATTTGAAACCGATGGATCTATTAAGTTAGAAAGTGGGGTATAGTGTTGCCACATAAAATCAAGGTCGGTTCTTTTTAGTTGGCGCCCCCAGTAAGTACCATTACCGTCAGGCTGATTGCTAATAAAACTTCCGGTGTTAAAGTACGTATCTACATCATATAGAAATGGATAAATTTCAGTACCTATAATCGGTTGCCCATTAGAGTCAAGTTGAAAATATGTATAAAATTTACTATTATTATTTTCAGCTTCAATAAAATTTTCATATTGAAGTGCATCATCAGGTAGTGTATCACCTGATGTATCTATGTTTAATAAATCAGTAGGAATAATCTCAATAGAATGCGGGTCTAATACTCCATTATTATCAACAACTGCACCCACAACATCATAATTTTCATTATGTCCTAAAGCTCTATCATCTGCTCGTAAATTAGAACGTAAAATGCGAAGCAAATCGAATACCCGTTTCTTGGTAATAGGATCAATGATCTGCTCATTAGAGTTATACCAAAATTTTGTATTTTTACTAGATGCCTTTAACTTTAATTCTCTAAAATGAACAGTAAAACTGCTAGGCTGTCTAGTTACTGGATTTAATGTTGCTTTTACCCAGATAATCCAGGAATTTGGATTTCTTGAGCCAGAAGGTAAATAAATAGTAGGGTCAAAAGCAAGGGTGTTAGGGTTGATTTGAGAAGTGCCAATAAGGTCTGTACCATTGATGAGCTCCCATTTGCCAAGTAAATTGGTAGTTGTAATTGAAAAACCGACTGGAGATAAAGTTGTATTATTAAAAGATTGTGGAGAAGTCCAACTAGATTGAAGAATTTCATCAAGTCTTAAAATAAATGCATCTCCTGCTGCTAATTTATAAACAGCAGTTGTTGGTTGAGAAATAGTAAACTCAATGATGGTATTACCAACTGAAAGAGAAAATAATTTATCAATTTCGCCATTACCTATTTTTCCTCTAAGGTTAGAAGAAACATAGATGAGTTGTTGATTAGCTGCAATTTCAAAAGTAAAAACTTCTTTTTCATAAGATGCAGCATCAAGTTTTGATCTTGAAAGTATAGTTCCTGATATAGTAGCGTCAGTACCTATCATAGGCGTTGATCTATTAAAGCAAAGACCAAATTGTTCTTGCCAGGCTAGAGGTTGTAGTCCTGAGCCGATGTCTCCTGGAGAGTAAGGATTGATACCGTCAATAGTACGTGGAATAGTATCTAACCAAATTTTACCATCATCTTCTGGATGTAGAACAGTGTCTTGGATAACAGCATATGATATGTTATTAATATTAGCGTACGTTTTAGGTTCGCCATACCAATGCTGATCGATTGCACCCTGAATAACCGTCTTTTCTAAACGATTTTCAACGGTTAGATTGTCATTAATAAAAAGCTGTCTATTATCTTCAATAAATTTTCTTCGAGTTAAACTCACTACCCCTTCTGTCAATGGATCAGTTGCACTAATATGATTTAACAGATTTATTATACCAGTAGATGATAATAACGGCTCTATTATGTCATCAATTAGACTACGACTAGAAATACTATTACCGGTATTAATAGAGTTTATATCAAGGGTATATGCAAGTTGTAAATCATCTCCAAACAATTTAACATTTTGATATTTGCCTGACGCATCATTCCACTCAATATATTTAGGCTGACCGGCAAAAGTTCTATTTAATGATACCATCCTTAAAATGGATTGGTCTTTCAACATAAATGTATTATAGTCTTGACCATTCACCATTCTATTTTGTGCATAGTAGGTAGATGGAGAAGATTGTCTAATATGTTCAATGGTTTCAGATGGTGCAGAATTATTCATTGTCGAAATTAACGAAAATGATAATTTACTCGACTCTACTAATCCAGTTGTAGAGACATATTGAAATGATAATGGTTCATTAACTAATTTATTGACAGGCAGTGTAAGAGTTCTATTTGCTGATTGTCTTAACCAAAAATTAAAATTACCTACTGGAATATCTGAGAAATCACCATCACCAAATATCAATTTTATGGCATCATTTTCTAATGTTTCTACTTCATATTTTTTGCGGTTTTCAGAAATATTGAACGAAATATTTCTGTCAATCATTTCTTGTACTTGTTCCCAAGTTTCTAAAATAGTTCCGTTTTCATCAACATGATTAACCCACACATCAATATCATTAACATTTTTTGGACTTAATTCAAGTGTTCTGTTAGGAACTGCTGTATCCATAGTATGTTCAAGTTTTGTCATTATTCCTTGTTTAGCGAACATTAAAAAACCTGTATAATCTGAACCATCACCTAAACCATCTGAAGAATAGATGATTGACAGTTGTGAATTAATATCTGGAGTTTTTTCATATGGTCCATTTTCATCAATAAGAACTGGTACCACTTCCATTGGAAAAGTTTCTAATCCCGTATCTGCAGTAAATTTAAAAATTCCATTTGTGATAGAATTTAAAGTATGATTTAATGTGTACAATTGCATTGTCACATTACCTACTTGTTGTAAACTTGAGTATTGACCAAAACTTCCGTTGATAACGCGATTAAGTACTAAGAAGAATTGTTCTTTCCAGTTAGGATTATTGGGATCATTCCAAATAATTAATACATTAGCAAGATTAATTCCTCGACTATCAATAACACGTTCAGAAGTACTTATAGAAGATATTTTAACTAAAGCGCGCCCAGGAATATTACGTGATGGATGATAAGAAATCATCTTAGCTAATTTTAAAATACTTTGTTTTCTTTGCGCAGTAGTAATAAAATTTTCGTGAGATAGCATATCAACACGATATGCCATTTGTTCTGCTACATAGGCAAATGTTTCAATTAAATAGAGAAGTTCTCCCGACTCTATCCAGTCATTATAATTTTCTGGAAAATAAATTCTAGTATAATCAATTAATGATTGTTTTATGGTATCATAATCATATGACACAAACGAAATTTGAGAAAAAGCCTGATATATTTTATCCCAACTTTCTGCAGAATATGTATTTTTAATTGACATTTATTACTCGTGTATTTAATGTTTTACGTTATAATATTTATAACTTTGCAAACTCTTTTAAACCTGCTTCTATTAATTCTTCTTGACAAGCTATAATATCTTTAGAGTCGATATATTTTTTTACTATGTCAAGCCATTCTATTTTGTCATCACCGCTATATTGAATTTGTTTTAATTTCTTCATTTTAAGAATACTTAATACATTGCCTGTTACATTTTCAAGACCATAGAAGGCTAAAGTTTCTACATCACAATATTTGTGTAAATCAGTCAATGTTAATTTTCCTTTATTTAAAATTAAATGTAATTTATTACAACCAACAAATATTTTAGGTAAACCAGCCCAACAATAAACACTAATTGTTTCAGGAAATGCTAGTTTTGAGTTCTCAATATTAAGAAACGACTCAAGTGCTGTTTGAATTTTCTTCATAAATTCATTAAGGTGTTCTTGAGTATCTATTATTGATGTATCACTCACGTTAAATACAAAAGTAAATTCATTATCTACAAAATAAGCAGAAAATTCTTCATTACCACCAAACTCTTTAAAAGCATCTAATAACTGTTGGTGTTTTGGATTTCTTTCGAAATCTGATATTAAACCTTTATATTGCGACTTATCAAAATGAATTTTAATAGAAACATTAGGACTTATAAAATATTGATTATTTTCAGTAAGAAAAGATTTAAAGGTGTTCATTTTTATCCTTGTGTTTTAACTTCAATTTTTAATATCTCTTGTACCTTAAATTCAATATAGAATACATCAGCAAGAGCAAGAACTGCATTATTATCTTTTAAAGCCAAAACTTGTAAATCTACAAGTTTTACTCTAGGATCATAGTCAATAACCATTTTAATATCATCATAAATAATTTGACGACTTTGCTCATCATTAGGCTCGAATGTCATTAATGGTATTCTTGTTCCCCAACTTGGCATCATAAGTCTTTCACCTCTAGCAGTAAAAATATGATTAATTAAATCCCTTTTAACTGTTTCTTTATCAGCAGTTCCTAATTGTCTAGGTTTCATCCAATTGAATGTAGAAAAACCTTTATAGAATATTGGCATATAATTGTTCCTTTACCCTTGATAATTTTTATTTCGAGTTTTATTAGCAGGCCTTCCAAACGGTTCGTGTGAAGGAATAATAGATGGGCCATTAGCACCTATTGCACAAGCTGCTTGTGCAGCTGGTCCGCCTGGTAAAATTCTTTCGTCTTTATCATCGTCAGTTGGTTTAGTTCCTGTTTTTACGGTTACTTTACTTCCTTCCATTGCAAATAGTCCTTCACTTTTAAGGTCAATAGTTCCACCTGATATTTTAGTAGCACTGCTGTTAAAGTCAACAGAGCAGCCAGAACCTACAAGTTGAGCTCCAGCTTTTAAATGAATATTACCACTATCTAATCTTATATCAGCTGGGCATTTCATATTTATTCCAGATTTAGCTTCTAGATTAATATTTCTTTCTGCTGCAATATTAATATCCATTTCGGAACGCATTGAAATAGATTGAGAACCATAAATGTGAATATGTCCATCTTCATCTAGTTCTACCCAGGTATTACCTTTAGCTGTAGATATATAAATGCGTTCATTAGTATCATCTAATATAACCTGATTACCTTCACATGAACGAATTCTTATTCTACAATTATCTGCACTATCATTCATTGTTATAAAATGATGACCTGGTGTTGTCCAACAATATGTCTGTGGATCTAAATATCCAGACGGATCAGCTGCTGCTTTTGCATATCCTTCTGAACCATCCTTAACTGTTCTATCTTGAGCTACTTGTCTTTCATAAACACCACGTGTTTTGGCAATAGGACTGTTAAGATTTTGACCAAATGCAGCATGAAGATTAGCATAAGCAGGCTGAATAGGTTCATAGGTATCTGTCCACGGACCACCTTTATTATCTGTTGTTGTATTTCTACCAGCTGGTAAACTCCTATTCATGTGAGTACCAAAAACACTAGCAAAATAGCATCGAGTATTAGGATTTCCATTTAACAGAAAGATTAATACTTTGGCATTAAGTTTAGGAATAGACCAAAATCCATATGAAGCAGGCCCAAAGTTTGGAGTATCATTACGACCTACTGGAAAGTCTACTGTTATACCACCGAATGGAGTAGCATATTCTGCCCAAGGCAAATTTGATATTGTTTTCGAATCACCATCTAGGGCAGGACACCAAACTTTAAGACGACCCATTTGTTCAGGATCATCTGTTGACATCACATAACCTTCTGTGATATAGGGGTAAAGGTTAAAATCTCTATTATACATATTTTGCGTAAACGTCTAAGGATTGTAAGGATAATTGTTGAGTAAATGATGCACCATCAAAATTAGATGTAATGGCTGATATCATATACCAGCCATCATAAAAAAATTGAGTTTTGTAAGAAGACTTATCTTCAGTACTAAATGGATAATCTGTTGGTGCAAAAATATTTATTTTAGCAAGAATTGATTGATTTAGCATAGGAGCTTTAACTGAATTATTAGCTGAGTTCATTGTAATATCACCGGTGTCAGATACTATTAGACTATCAATATATTTTCGATGTTCTAAATGAGCAACAATAACAGGATTATCTCCTTTTGCACCAAGTTTTACACCTTCACCATAAGTATATTGTGCAGTTTGGTCAAGAGTTTTTATTGATTTTGTATAATCATCTAAGGAAATAGAAAATATTTTAATATGTGGAGCAATACTTTCTACGCTAAAAGTTTTTAACAAGTCTGGATTACCTCTAATTTTTACAGTAGGCTGAACCGACGTAGAGTGTATAAATGATAAAACTTTATGAAAATTTTGTCTATAACTATACATTTCAGCAGACTGTTTTGCCGAAAGTGATCCTAAATCATTATTGTTAGCTAAATCATATTTGGTAGATACTGGCGACTGAACTATATCTTTTTCTTTTAATGGCCCACTCGTTTTCTGACTAGAAGTATCAACTATAATATTTTCTTTTTTTGTTTGAGGAGTTAATAAAACATTATCTGCTGGTGCACCTATACCAGATGAAGTTGTGCCGTAGGCAAATAGATTATCTAATCTAATTTCTATATCAAGAATATCAACATTTTTACCTGAAAATAGATAATCAAATACAATACCTAATCTACTTTCATCTGATGGTTTTTGTTCAGCTGTTGACGTGGTATCAGTTTTATCTTTTACTGAATCTTTATTGACATTAGCATTTTTGTGAGTATATTCTACAACATCAAAATGAATTAAAACATATTCATCATTTGAAGTCATTGTTGTTGCTAATTTAAAAGTCTTTATTAATCCATCTGGGGTTAATTGACCATTAGCTTTCTTAACAACTTCAGGTGATTTGCTTAATAAAATATTTAGCTCATCATGAATTGAAGCATTAACAGCTGATGCCATATAAGCATTATTACTAGCATCAGTAGTATCAACTTTTTCTGGAGTACTATCAGTAGTACCAGACTTTGTTTCTGCTATTTTCTGTTTAAAATTTGTTTCAGTTGTACTATCTTCACTAGATAAAATTGAAAACATAAACCATTCTTCTGGCATAGTAAACATATATTGAACAAGTTTTCCTTTAGGAGCTTCTGAAATACTTTTTTCTTGGACCTGTGGTTGATCTGATGAGTTATTTTCTGCTGGTGGAGTCACCTGTAATTTACTCCACCATTCAACTGATGCTTGATTAATGGCATTTTCAAATGATTGAACGGCAGTACCAAGTAATTTTTCTTTACCTTTGTATGTAATTGTATGTGGTAATGAAGTTAACCCAGGCATTGATTGCCCCATTGATATTTGGCTTAATGCAAATGAAAATTGAAGTTTAGATCCTTTAGAAGTAAATTCTGTCATTGACGCAAGACCAGTTGATATCATTGGTAATACTATATTGCTAATAAGTTCAGTAGAACCATTATCAGTATGACCTATAAACATAGTAACTAATAAAAACTGAAACCCCAAAATGCTTTGTTTCATTTTGAAATTTGATAAGTAATTTAAATAGTTTATGAAACCGACACCAGAAGGATCAACAACAGACATAATAACTTCACTAGCCATAACAGCGGTATTAGAAATACCTGAATTAAAATCACCTGCTGGTTGAGAAGTATATTCTATTGATTCGATATAAAATTCAGAAATTCGTCTGGAGTCCAATAACAAATAAACATTAGAACCTATTTCTTCTCCTAGTTTTTTGCCACTAATAGTAGAGATAAAGTTTTTTGCTATTATAGTACGCAAATCTTCAGTTGTTGCTCCTACCAATAATATATGGTGAACAGAATGGCTTCGATATTTATCTAATGGATTTGGGGGATTACTCATTTTATAGTATTATGGGTGGTAATATAGATTCGGCATTTCTAGTAGATGGAATGCCACCAGTTTTTTGAATAAAAAATAATTGTAAGCGTTCTAGTGTAGGAACAGTTAGTATTCTACCTTTAACAATTTCTGAAAGTGGGTCTAATATATTATTGTATTGGCAAATGAACCACCATAATGCTGGATTTCCATAAAAATCATTGGCCATTCTTTCGATACGATATTCATATTTATCATTTACAACTACTGACATATCAGATGGATCTGTTGGAAATTCAAATTTATCCCACCATTCAATACCTATAGCACCATATTCAGATATTCCTCCTTGTGTATATCTAGATTGTTTATTACTAAGTGATGATATCATTTTCTAAAACCCATAAAAGTTGCATCAACGCGATTGCGCTTATATATTTCGTTTTCTTTATAAACAACATCTTTAATTGCTGTGGTGCCATCAGGTTTTGTTATTTTTTCCGCACTTGCTCCTATATCAGCAAATAACGATTTTCCTGCACCAGTTATTTCAGTCAATTGATCAGAAATAAAAGCGGATCCAGTGTCAATTGCAGAATTAACCTCAGATGATATTTTCTTTGCTACTGTTGAAATAATATCAGCTTTAGGTTTTGCTGAATCTTTTACTACATCTGGAGATTTTTTAGCTACGCTTTTTTCTTCTGCTTGAGATGCAGCAATCGGTTTAGAAGAATATGCTCCTGCCATAACTCCTGATTTATATTCAAAGATATTGAAATTTGAATGTTCTCTAGCAGACCAAGCTTCTTTTAATTGTAAACCGTCAATATGAAGTAAAACAGGAAACGGTTGCCCGTCTACAGTTGTAATGTAGTCTACATCATTAGGCCAATTTACTGAAAAGTTTTCTAAGACTACTGGAACTGGTCCAATATTTTTATCACCATAAGCTGATAAAGTTAGAATGTCAGGAGGAGCACCAAGTTTTTCTAATCCACCTTGGTCTGCTTCACTTTCAGTTCCATATCCATAGTATGGCATTAGCCATCCACGTAATGTATTTATTGTCATTTGGTTTAAGGTAGCTTCATCAGCATTTCTAGATACTAGCATTATAGAACCTATACTCCAAGTACGTACTGATGTTCCAGCATATTTAAGAATTGCGCCAGGATGTTGTGGGAATGAAACTTCATCGTAAGTAGCAGATCGACTTTCAGTTACAGTTGGCATTATGTTAAAAAATACAAAATTACCATCAGTTTTAGAAGTCAGTCTAACACCTAACTGAAAAACTTTATTTTGACTATCAGTTGCACCATGTTTTCCTGTAATTCCAGTTATATCTCCAGCTCCCAGTCCTTTTGTTAGTCCACTTATGGATTCGGATAATTTTTTTACAGGTTCACCCAAAGCTGAATTTACTAAGTCTGATGCTGCTCCATTTGTTGCAGAAGAAAACATATCTCCTGCTTTACCAAATACAGTATTAGCTAAATCTGAACCCATTTCTGAAACTTTATTGACAACTGTAGAAGCTCCATCTTCTAACATATGTAAATCAGGAGTTATTACCTCATTGCCAACTTTAGAAATAATAGGAGATACTATATTTTTTTGAGCAGAATTTAATAAGCTAGATTGTGAAGATGCTAAAATATTCCACGGCATTGAAAATGACATATTTTATACTCCTTAAATTTGGTCAAGTTCAAATGATTTTCTTAATTTATTAAACATCGTTTTAGCTAAGTTTGGTTTATTTTCTAAACCAACTATTTTAGTAAATTCTTCTAAGTAGCCAAGTTCAACAGCTCGTCTTGCTACAGAAGCACTAATAGCATCATCATCAAGATTTCCAGAAGTTTTTAATGAATTGAGGGTATCATCTAAAGCTTTAGCTTTTTCATTCTTCTTTGTTTCTATTGCACTATCTAATCGATCAAGTCCAGGTATTATAAAATGTTTTATTTCTGTATTATCTGGTTTATTAAAACTTTTATCTAACAACTTTTTATATTCTTCTGCTCTATCAGAACCAGCACCAATTGCAATAGGTTCATAACCATTATCTCTAATAACGCCTAGTGCTACAAATCCAGATTTTGCTGTTAAAAAAATACATCCATTAGCTTTACCAGATGCTTCTAAAAAACTAATTCGTTCATCTGCTGTTAATGGATTTTTTTTCTTATCTTCGCTAGATTTAACACCAGCAATAATTACAATAACTGGTTTTGCATCTAAATTTAGATCTGGGTTTTTTCTTATAAATTCTTTCATTTTACTTATAACTTTATAATGACCTTGACTTGGAGGATTTAATCGTCCAATCATAAAAGCTACACGTTTTGATTGTTCAGGAGGTAATGCCTCTACTAATAATTTGTCGTCGTCTGATTTATTCATAACTAGTTCTGGTGTTGTATTAAATATTAATAGTATTTATAATGAGTAGTTAAATAAAAAAACTGTGTACTTTTTTGATATACTATGTTATTATAATTATAGGTCATTAATACTTGCAATCAACTAGGAGATAGCCGTAAAATGACCACTAATATTTTAACTTTTGAAGAAAACACGTCTGAAATATCAGAATTAGCCCCATTAAAAAAAGCTAAACCGAAAAAAGCCAAAAAGCCAAAAGCAACTTCTACTAAAGGACAGTATTTAACAAACGCTGTCCTTTTACCCGCTATGTTAAGAGCTAAAGAACAAGGTGTAGTCACACCAGAATTAGCTATGATGTTTCAAAAAATAGTAGAACGTTATTCTTTATCTAAAAATTTCGCTCATTTGTCTCATTTAAAAGAAGATATGATATCTGCTGCTGTATTAAATTTGATACAAAATGGGTTAAAATTTAATCCAGAAAAATCATCTAATGTATTTTCTTATGTGACGCAATGTGCATATCATTCCTACTTACAGGTTATTCAAGATGATAAAAACCACCGTAATATACGCGATTCTCTGTTATTGAAAGAAGGAGCAATGGCAAGTTTAGGCTTTATGGAAGCAGAGCACGATAATTATAGAGAAAAACATAGTGATTTATTTGATGTTGAGTGAACGAGAAAATAATCTTTCATTAACATTTATGCAGAATTAAAGACATGGAAAAAATAGAGTTGAGTTTGCAAAATATATCAAAAATTGCAATGTTTACAGATATACACTGGGGCGCAAAACAAAATTCATCTCAACATAACGATGATTGTACTGAATTTGTTGATTGGTTTTTGATGCAATGTAAAGAACAGCAGGTAGATGCTATTGCCTTTTTAGGTGATTGGTTCGAAAATCGAAATGCTTTAAATGTTTTGACTATAAATTCAGCAACTAGCGCTTTACGAAAATTAAATGATTTTGGCGTACCTATATTTTTTATAACAGGTAATCACGATTTATATTATAGACATAATAGAGATATTCATTCATTGGATATGTTTAGAGAATATTCTAATATTAATGTTATTGATAAATTATTAAAATGTAATGATATGTTATTTGTTCCTTTTATATTTAAGGATGAATATCCAGCTGTAGTTAATGATATTAACAATAGCAAATATGTATTTGGGCATTTTGAGTTTCGTAATTTTTATCTTACTGGAACTAATACTAAATCTGAACATGGTTTTCACCATAAAATATTAGATGGACCTATTCATGTATTTTCAGGTCATTTCCATAAAAGACAAGCTAATGATAATGTAGTCTATATTGGAAATCCATTTGGCACTAATTTTGCAGATGCTGGTGATTTCGACAGAGGTTTTTCTATATTGAATACAGAAAGTTCAGAAGTCGAATTTTTTAATTATGACGGACCTACTTATGTAAAAACTACTGTAAGTGCATTAGCAAATGGAGAAGTTGAATTGAGAGCTAAGGCTAGAGTTAAAGCACTCATTAATTTAGATATGTCATATTCAGAAGCTCAATCATTTAAAAAGGAGGTTATTGAATTATTTGGTTTGCGAGAATTATCATTAGAAGAAAATGCGAAAGAAAGGCAAGAGTCGATAGAAGATAGTATGGCTGAATTAGAAGATTTAGATTTAGGTACATTAGATGAAACAGTTAAGAATTTGATAGGTATGGGTGTTCAGGCAACAACAACTATAAATCCTGTTTATTTAGAACAATTATATGACGAATTAAGGTAAAAAATAAATGCAAAATTTTATAGCAAAGAGAATTCGATTTAGAAATTTTTTATCATTTGGAAATGCTTGGACAGAAATAGATTTTGATAATGGATTATCAACTTTTATTTCAGGTGAAAATTTAGATGGCAATTCCAGAAATGGAGCTGGAAAAACTTCAATTTGCAATTGTATATGTTATGCGCTATATAATAAACCATTCGATTCTATCTCATTACCAAAATTAATAAATTCAACTAATGCTGTTAAAAATACTTTAATGGAAGTATATTTTGAATTTTCTAAAGGATTAGATGAATACGAAATTTATAGAAAAAGAGGAGAAAGTCATGGAATAATATTTTCAAAAAATGGAGAAGATATTACACCTGATTCTGTAGCAGAAACTGATGCATTAATTGAATCAGTAATAGGATTTAGCTATGATTTATTTACTCGTATAATTGTATTTGCTGGTAGTTCTATTCCATTTTTAAGTTTACCTGTATCTGCGCAAAGAAATCAAATTGAAGAATTATTTAATATTTCTATATTAACAGATAGAGCTAATAAATTACGTAAGATATTACAAACTACAGAAAGTGATATTAAAGTAGAAGAGGCTATTATAAAAGAAAAAAATACTTCTATAAAAATTCAAAAACAAAGATTGAGTGATATGGAAGAAAAAGTAGTAAAATGGGAAGAAAAGAATGAAGCTACTATATCAAATATTAAAAGGAAAATTGCATCTATTGAGGGTGTTGATATTGAAATAGAAGAGCAATTACATACTGATTTACGAAAAGTATCAGATGAACTTAATTTAATAAATTCAAGAATAAGTTCAATTGGCAGAAATAAAAAAAGAACTGCTGATGCAATAGTATTATTAAACACTCAAATAACTCACTTACAAAAAAATAATTGCCCGTATTGTTTACAGTTAATGCCTAATTCAAATGATAAATTGGAACAATGTTTAGTTGATTCAAAAGAAATTAAACAAGAATTTACCGGCATAGAGCGAGAATTGGTAGAAAGTGATTTAATAAAAGAAAAGTTAGAAGAAGAAAAAAAGGATATTTCATCTAATATTAAATATACTAATTTACCAGAATTAATAGAAACAAAAAGTAATTTAGCAGTTTTAGAAGCTCAGTTAAAGCATTGTAATGAAAGTAATAATCCATATTTTGAAACATACGAGTCAATGGAAGCTGAGACTGTTGAAAGTGTTTCAATGGAAAGATTAGATAAATTGAAATCCAGATTAGAACATCAACAGTTTTTATTGAAGTTATTGACAGATAAAAATAGTTTTATTAGAAGGAAAATTATTAGTAAGACAATACCATTCTTAAATTTACAAATAAATACATATTCACAAGAACTAGGATTACCACACATTATTAGATTTGGTGATGATATGAGTTGCGTAGTTACTGAATTTGGTAGAGAACTTGATTTTGGCAATTTATCAAGTGGTGAAAAAAAGCGGGTAAATTTAGCAATGTCATTAGCTTTTAGAGATGTTTTGCATCATTTACATTCAACTGTAAATTTATTATTTGTTGATGAAATTGATGCAAGTTTAGATGAAACAGGTGTTTATAATGTTGTTGATTTAATAAAAAGAAAAACTTCCGAAGATGAATTAAGTTCTTGGATAATTATGCATAGAGAAAATATTGAAACAAAATTCGATAGAAATGTAACAGTTAGAAAGATCAACGGATTTAGTGAAATTTTTTACTAAATAGAATAATATTTTTAAACAGGAGAATAAGATAATGACTGATAAAACGGGAAGCTTAATATTAGAACTAATGAAATTAATCGCTGAGGGCGAAGAAGAAGAACAAGATGATCAATCAACTCCTGCAGATTTAAAAAAGAAATTGCAAGAACTATTCAAAAAAGCTGATGGCGATGGAAGTTTACAACCATATATTAAAGATGAGATAATACAAGTAAAATCTGCAGATATAAATGAACCTGTTCATGTTACTTTTCCAGGAGAGCCTAATAGAACAATAAATCCAAGAGAAGGTGATTTCGTTTTGAGAACAGAAGAAGACCCCAATAAGTTAATGGTTATAAATCAGAAAGATTTAGATGCCAAATATGAAGTTCAGGATGTAAATGCTGAACCAGATGGCGAAGGTTATTTAAATTATAGACCCAAAGGTCAAGTATTGGCTTTTGAATATACAGAGCATGAGCCATTAGAATTGAAAGACTCGCGTGGTAAGTTGTTTCATGTAAAGTATGGTGATTATTTGGGTTATCCAATAGACGACTCTACTACTTTAATTCAAATGGATAAAAACCATTTTGAAAAAAGGTATAGATTGGCGTAGTATATGTCTGAAGCTATAGAAAATAATAAAGAAATCGTAAAGAAAAAACGCACTAATTCTAAAAAGAAAGGTAATGGTAATGAGTTAAGAATTGCTAAGTTGTTAAGTGAGCATTTAGCACCGTTAAAATTCATTAGAACTCCAGGTTCAGGTGCCTTTTTGGGTGGTAAGAATTTTTCTGTAAGGCAAGATTTGTTTGCACATGAGGCTATGAAAGTGTTCGTTGGTGATATTGTTTGTACTAATGAGACAGTGTTTGATTATGATTTTAGATTTGTAATAGAGTGTAAGCATTATAAAACTCCAGATAGGTTAGAGCAGTTAATGTCTGGAAAAAGTTTGGTTTATAAGTGGATAGAAGAAGTTATGGTTGATTGTGTAAAAGTTGGACGACAGGGAATTGTGGTGTTTAAGTGGAATAATACGCCGTTTTATTGTGCTGTTAAACCTGATGTGGAGTTGCCTGACGGAATTGCAATAATGGTATTGCCTACTGGTGAAAAGTTGTGTTATTTTCAGGAACTATTAGAGCAAAAAGATTTTTGGATTGTACAGTCTAAAGAGAATAGTATATAATAATTTTTTACATTACTTATAGAAGGGGATAAAATGAATTCTAAGTTAGCAAAGTCTTTGAGAAAAGTTGCTAGAGGTCTTGCTTCAGAAGCAGGTATTGTTGATTATTGCATTTATAATGAAGATAAAAGTAAGCGTAAGCAAAAAGTTTTTATTGTTAATGATGATGCCGGCAAGCCACAGCTTCAACAACAGGATATTTCAGTTGGTATGACTAAGATTGATCCAATGAGCATTAAAG